GCCTTCGCGGAGTCCGCCAGCAACCGAGCGGCCATGTTTCGCCAGTAGGCTCGGCGGTGGACGGGCTTTCCGGTGTAGCCGGATCGGGTGCGCCAGTCGGCATCGACGCTCGCGAGGTAGTCGGCCAGGGCGTTGACGGTGGCGGCGGTCATGGCTTCGGTGGGTTGCAGTCCGGGCAGGGGGTGTTCATCACGTCGGCGTCTGGTTTATCCCCCGGGATCATGAAGCACCCGCCACAGCGCGGGCATGGTTCTTCAGGTTTCGGGGTTGCTATTTTCATCGCTTCGCGGGCTTCCCGGGCTTCGCGTCGGGCGATCATCTTTTTGATCACCTTGTTATCCGCTACCGGCACGTAGCCAAATACCCGCATCGGCATCAGGACGGCCACGGCATACGGGTTCTTGCCGTTCGTGACGAGCATCGCCTCGCCTTGGCAACCGTGCCTGAACCCGTCGGGGTCAAGGTGGATCATCACGTCGTCCTCGCCGAAGCACTTCGCGATCTGCATCAGGAGCTTGACGTTGAGACCGACCACGTGCCTCGGCTTCGACACGTCGGGAATGACCGCCTCGAAGTTCGGGAAGTTGCCTTCGATTTCTTTGATCGTGGTCTTGTCGAAGTCCTTGTCGAGGATCGTGACGGTCGGGGTTTCGTTCTCGGCCTTCGGGTTTACAGTAAGCATGGGCACGATGCTTGCCTTGCCCTTGCGCTGCGGCCATGCGGCCTTTGCTGCTTTCGTCGGGATCAGCGCGTCTCTCGCGTCGTCCTCATCGTCACGGGTGCCGACGGTGGCAAACAGCGTGCGGCCATTGGTGGCGACGGCGAGGTCGCCGGTGAGGAACACTCCGTTGAGGATGTAGCGGGTTTTGTCGGTCGATGCGCAGTGCATCGGGTTGATTTTATTCGGCAGTTTCATCTTGGTTGGAACGGTTTTTGAGCATGTAGTAGCGGGTGCAATCGCGGTGCTGGATCGCCGCGACGAAGGTCAGGAAAACGGAGGCGACACCCAGCCAGATCGTCAGGTCTGTGCGTCCGTAGAGGATGGCCACGAGTGACCAGATAAGCGTGTTGGAGAGCAGACCCAGCACGATGATGAATCGGGCTGTGGATGAGCGCCACTGGAGGTAATAGTAAGTCGAGGCTTTCATGCGGTTGCTTGGTTGATGACTTGGGCGCCGATCTTCGACGGCGAGTATTTGATCGTGCCGTCGGGCTCGTAGCGGATGAGGACGTAGCCCTTGCGCTTCAAAGCTCCGATGCGTCCCCGAATGGCGGTCTTGTCCTCGTCGGTATCCCGAGCGATCTCGGTAGCCGTTGCTCCCTCGGCCAATGCCAACAGGGTTCGGGCTTCGCGGATGCCGATGCGGTGGGAGGCGAGTGTTTTCAGGGCGTGTTGTAGGTATGCGGTGTTCATCTTGATTTGACTTTGAGGTTCTGGAAGACGCGGAGGCCGGCGACCTCGGGGAGCTTGCCGTTCTTCGCGAAGGATTTTTTCAGGGCGGCGAGGATGTCTGCTCGCTTCGGGGTGATGGTGACGAGCTGCGGGAATTTCCCCGCGAACTCGATGATGTCGGTCACCTCGAAGTCGATCTCTTCCTTCACGCCCTGCGGCATGGCCGGAGCGATGGCGACGGCGGCTTGCTGTTGAGCCTGGGCTTCAGCGGCAGCACGCTCGGCGGCAAGGCGGGCAGCTTCGGCACGCTCTGCGGCCTCACGTTGCGCCTGGGCGGCTTCCTGCTCCCGGCGACGTGCTTCGGCCTCTGCGGCTTCGTCCTGCTGCCGTGCGGCGCGTAGGCGTGCCATCTCGGCTTCGTGCCGCTGGCGTTCCGCCTCCATGCGCTGCCGCTCGGCTTCCTGCTCGGCGCGGAGGGCTTCCATCTTCCGCTCGTGTTCCTCGCGCTCGATGCGCTGGCGTTCACGTTCCGCGGCTTCCCGTGCTTCCCGGGCGATGCGCTGTTGCTCCCTGGCGAACTCTTTGATGAGCTGGTCGAGGCGGGTTTCCTCCGCGACGATCTCGGCGGCGAACTCGCGGGCGATCCCGTCGATAGTGCGCCCGAGTTCGAGGACGGGTCGTTTGACCATCTCGCGGGACTTGTCGACCGCGATCCGGACGGTGGCGAGGGCTTTGAGTCGGGACTGTGCGATGTCGCACGAGTCCTGATCCGTCACCGCGATGATGCGGCGGCTGGCCTCGACGATGGTTTTCTTCTGTTGTTCGGCCTCGGGCGTGATCTGGATGGTGTATCCGTCGCCGAGTATGGCTAGTGCATTGCTCATATGGTTGGTGTCTTGGGGTTGGGGTGAGGGTTAGATGGCTTCGATGTGGTGTAAAATCGTGCTGAATTCGGAGGTTTCCCACCACGCGTGACTTTCGAAATATCGGACTATTCGCCCGTATGTTGGGATTCTCAGCTCGTCAAACCTTCCGCGATACACCCAGCGGGTCTTGCCTTCCGGCAGGGGCGGGAGTTCGGGCAGGCCATCTGGAAGCGGCAGGTCGCGGCGCGTCGGGTCGGTTTCCTCCAGCTCGCCAGCGATGCCCCAGCGAAGCTCGGCTTCGTCTTGGAGCGGAAGCTCGGGGTGACCGGGTGCGGGATCAGGGTTGGCCTCCACAGGCGAGGTCTTCGCGAGCAGGGTTCCGAGTAGTTGAATGAGCATCGGTGCGTGCTCGTCGGCGATGTGTAGTGTTATTTTCATTGGTTGGTTGGTGCGTTGCTTCGTGCAACTTCCCGAACTCTAGGAAGATTTTTCCGCACGTAAAGAAAAAAAAATCACCGTCGAAGATTTTTTCTCCGACGGTGATTCAGGTTACTTGCAGCGGGTGTTTTTGTTCTCGTAGACCTCAACGTCTTCGAGGCGGTAGAGGACACGCCCGCCGACTTTCACGAAGGCTGGGCCGGTGTTCCGGCTTCGCCATGTCGCGAGCGTCGCGGTCGCCACCTGGCCTTTCCAGCGATCGACCAGAGCGGCGACGGTGAGGAACTCACCCGAAGATGTCTCCGTCATCGCTTTGAGTGGTGTTTTGAGCTTCATCGGTCTCAGGCTGTTGTGGCACGTCATTGGTAGGCTCCGGGGCGGGGGCAGGCTTGGACTTGGCGGTCTTCGTTGCGGGCTTCGGCGCGGGTGCGGCGGCTGGAGTCGGCGATGCGTCGAGCACGTCGGCGGCGGTTTCTCGCTCGGCCTTGGCTCCTCCGAACCACTCGCCAGCTTTCGTCGCGCCGTCCTTGATGCTGTTCCAGATCGAGCGCAGCTCGGCGAGTTCCTCGGGCAAGACCGCGTCGAGCGAGTGGCCAAGTCGGCTCTCGATCATCGCGGCGGTCACGCCGTATTTCCCGAAGGCGGCGATCAGCTTGCGCACGCGCTCCTTGAGTGGCTCGTCGTTATTTCCGGCGAGCGTCTTCTTGCACTCGGCTTCGGCCGCACTCACGAGATCGGACGGCAGCACCGCGAAGATGCACGACCGGAGACGGCGCGATCCTTGGTTTGCTGTCAGCTCGTAGATGTCGCGCTCGTCGGTGAGCAGGTAGCCACCCGACTTTGTGTCGCGCCAATGGCGGACGGTGAAGTTCTGGGTAACGAGCGTGTTGGTCTGCAAGTCCCACGCGAACGCCTGCATTTCCGACACGCCGTCTTTGCGGGACAGCTCGCGGATATTGTATTCGATGTTGCCCCAGACCCGCGCGAGTTCGCGTGCGAGGTGGACGGTCGCGCCGGAAACGGTCTGGCCTCCACGTGGGAAGGAGAAGAACGCATCCTCGGCGAGTCCCATCCGTCGGCAGGCCTGCATGGCCTCGTCGTAGGCAAGAGCCTCGTTGCGCGGGAACCGCTTGGCGATGACTAGCTTGCCCTGAGCCTCAGCGATGGCTCGCGAGGACTCGATTTCGATGGTGCCCGCGTTGACGTGCTGACCGACTTCCGTTCGTGCGAACGGGTTGACATTTCCACCGTGCGTGGTGGTGACGATTTCTGTGTTTTGCATATTGTTGGTGTCTTCGTTTTTTCGATCATTAGCATAAGTAATGACCGGAAAGTTTAGTTAGCTCACGCCCACTTCGGCAGGTCGATCACGACGGGCTGTTCGGACAGCCCTGGCCACTCGTCGGACTCGATGCACGCGGCGTAGGTGCGGAGGTCGGCTTGGTAGTCGGCACGGCCTCGCAGGACGGCTCTGGAGTCGAGCACGTAGAACGCAACGAGGTGCGGCGGCTCCGGCTCAACCGCGATGAAGGCGAAGCCCTTGGGCGGCTCGCCGAACGCCGCCTGATAGCCGTCGGAGTAGAACGCTGCCTGAACGTGGTAGCGGTAGTTCGCGATGCTCTTGGCGAACTCGTCGGGGCGTGCGTCCTTGGTGGTCTTCACGTCCACGATCACTCCGTTGTTCAGGATGCCGTCGGGTCGGCAGCGGCACTCGATTCCGGTCTCGGGGTCAGTCCAGAAGATCGAGCTCTCGACCTCGCGGAGCATGCCCAGCGCCTTGCCAGCGGCAGGGTGCGCCCACACGGCAGCGCGGATCGCTTCGAGCTTCAGCATCTCGTCCTCGGTGACCAGCTCCTTGCCTTCGGCGAGAATCTGGAACTCTGCCCAATCGGCCTTCCCCTGGGCGGTGCGCCGGTCGATCCTGGGCGCGACGATCACCTCGTCGGCCATCAGGTGCGGCTCTAGGATCGCGGTGTGAACCAGCGTCCCCATGCGCATGGCGGGGGTGGTCTCGCTGGGGTTCTCACGCCTCCACTTGAAGAGCGCTGGGCAGCGTCGGATCAGGTCGAGTCCCGATTTCGACACGCTCGGGAGCGAGTGATATTCTGCGTTCGATAGCCCGAGTTCTACACGGGCTGCGGTTGTTTCGTTTGGTTGGTGCGTCATAGCGTCACCAATCAAGCGACTCTGCGAACCATTGCAAGGTCAAAGTTTGCGGAAATTTGCGCTTTATTGCGCTGCTTCTCCCGTTATTGCAGTCAGCCAGCCGGATCGACTCACGGTGTGGCGAACGGTTACTGCCTTCCAGCGACCGTTGATTCCATCGCGGAATCCAACGAGGTTGATGTGCATCCCGGCCACGATGTCGAGCCGTCCGGGCAGAGTGAGGTCAACACCGGCCTTCGCTCGCTCGATGCGCTTGGCCGTCGATTTCGCTGCAGCCTTGGCCTCGTCTTGCGTCCTTGCCCACCCATAGACCTCTCTGAAATTCTCGCTCATATCAGCTTCCGAATTGGGGTTTCTCGACCTCCACGTCGACCTCTTCGGAGTCGCCGGTCTGGTAGTTGTGGACGCGAGCTTTGACCTTGGTCACGCCTTGGGACTTGCCGCCGATGCGGGCGCGGTAGCTCGAAACGTCCGCAGGCATGAGGGTGATTTCCAGAGCCTTGCCGGTCGTGGTTTTCCCGCCCTCTTCGGAGGCCAGCACGAGCCGACCGTCGGCGGGTTTCAGCACGGCTCCGTGGCGGCGTGCGATCCGGATTAGGAGGTTCGCGTCGGACTCGCCGATCTGGTCGAGGTGAGGGATGGTGACGTCCTTAAGAGCGTCGTCGACCACGGGAGACAGGCCGCATTCTCCAGCGATGGTCTCGACGATCTCGCCGATGGTCTTCTCGTCCCAAGATCGGGTCTTGCGGCTCGTGAATGACGCGCTCCCGCCCTGCCCCTCCACGAACGGTGTGGAGCTGCCGGTGACCGTGATGATGTCGGGTGGCCCTTCGATGTTGACCTGATCGACCACGAAGGCGCCGAGGCGTTGGTTCGCGCCGTTGTAGCCGAGGGCGATCTCCAAGCGTGCGCCCGACTTAGGCAGGGCGAGCGTGCCGGTCACGTCTTCTAGGGCAACGGTGAAGCCGTCGCTGTCTTCGTCCACGGTGTCAACGATCTCCATCATCACCAGGCGCGAGCTGATGTCGCCGGTGATGTCGTTGCCGTTCGCAGTGATGGAGAACGTCGGGCGCATCAGTCCCAGAGCCGGGTGAGGGTTTCAGCGGGCAGGGCGGGATCGCGGTCGGGCAGCGTGATCGTCACGCCAGCCGGAAGCACCGTCCCCAAGTCGGCGAGGCCGACGGTGCGGTTTGCCTCCAGCACGCGCTCGACAATGCCGTTGTCCGTGTCGCCGTAGTATCGGAAGACCACGTCGTCGAGGATGTCGTTTTGCTTGGTGAGGTAGTCCATGTCAGCCGAAGAGTGAGAGGATTTTCGATGCCTTCGTGAGCACGCCGAGCAGGCCTGCTCCGTCGGAGTATTTCTTGATCCCGATATTGAACGTCACCATGCGCGGGTATCCGTCCTTGAAGTGCTTTGTGCCGGTCTCCTCCACGGACTCAATGACCCACATGCCGTGAACGCGTCCGGTGCCGTCGATGAGGAGCAGCGGGATTCCGATGTCGGCCATCAGGCGCATGCGGGCGAGCTGCTCCACGCCACCCGTGAAGCCCGGGATCAGCCGGCCTTCGAGCGTGATCGTGTCGTTGCGCGGGCCGGTGAACTGGAGCGCGGGCATGGAACCCACCCGCTCGGCTTCCTTCCAGTCCCATTGACTGCGGCGCGACAGCGAGTCGTAAGCCGCGGTGTCGAGCGAGAACCGGAACGCGCCGAGAATGATGAGTGTGCCGTTCATGGTTTAGCCTGGTGCCAATGCCCCGTCTGAATCGAAGAGAGGTTTCGTCTGGAAAGAGCGGCGGATGCGTTCCGCGATGTCATCACCGTTCGCACCAGGGGCGGTGACGTTGATGTTGTAGGTGTTGTTCGACTGCGGCTTGAGATACTCCAGAAGGTCTTCCTTCGTGGCGGCTGGAGCTTCGGGAGGCGGGAGAACCATTCCGCTTTCCCCTGTGCGTCCTTTGGGAAGCGAGTCCCCCACGGAAGGGAGTCGGTCGCCCTTGGGAACCACTCCGAGGATACCGCTGTAATTCGTGCGAGGCAGCGTGTAGTCGGGCTTGCCCGTGCTGGCCTTGCCTCCGAACTCGCCGAAGAACAGGTCGTGCGTCGATAACCCGGTGAGCTTGTCGAGAGCCTTGAACATGGCCTCGATCTTCTCGGTGATCATGTCGATCTTGTCCGAGATGTAATTCGCGGCCTCGCCAGCTGAGTCGCGGATCGCCCCCATCGTATTCGGGAACATCTTCCCGAGAATGTCGAGCGGCCCGCCCTCGTCGAAGATGCTGAAAAGCACTAGGCCGATCCCGGCGATTGCTCCAATCACCCACGCAACCGGCCCCATGCCCACGACCCATGCAGGGCCGAGGGCGTAGAGGGCTTTCGCCATCTTCCCGAGCGCCACGATCGTTGGAGCGAAATTCGCCGCGAGCAGAATCAGTCCGAGATTGTCCCACCCGCCGACGATCTTCTGCAGGGCGTCGCCGACCTCGTAGGCGTTCGTCGCGAACGAGGCCAAGCCCTCGATGATACCGGGCAGCTTGTCTAGGAACTTGCCGAGAGCCGGCACGACGCGGGTTTCGATGAGCGTTGCGAAGCGGGTAGCCCACTCGCGAATCTGCGGGCCGTTCTCACGGACGAGGACGGTGAATTTATCGACCATGCGGGTGAGTGCGGGGACGAACTGGATCGCAATCGTGTTGCGCAGCCCGATCATGGTAATGCCCATCATGTCGAGGGCGGACGCGGCCTTGCCCGCTGCTTCGGCGGCTTCGTCGTCGAGCACCGCGCCGGTTTCCTCGCCAGCCTTGCGGAAATCGTCGAGACCCTTCTTGCCCTTCGCGAGGATGCCCGCGAGCTGGTATCCGGACTTCCCGAACAGCTTCATTGCGATGGCGGCGCGGTCGGCTCCCTTGTAGTCCTTGAACGCCTCGGCGATCACTTCAAGCTGCTGGTCAAGGCCGAGCTTCTTGATGCGTTTCGCGTTGATGCCCAGCTTGCCCAGCGTCTCGGCTGTGGCGTCGCTTCCGTCACTGATCGCCTTCGAGAACCGCGCGATGGATGCGGTCATCTTGGATCCGCCCACGCCGACCGTGGCGGCTGCGAACTGCCACGTCTGGAGGGCTTGGGTGGACATTTGCAGAGCCTCGGCGCTGTCGCCGATGTCATCCGCCCAATCGACGAAACCCTTCGTCACGGTGTAGACCGACGCGCCGACGGCGGCGATGGCACCGGCTGCGATGCCTGCACCCGTGGCCAGCCGCTTGAGGTCGCCGCTGAAGGCCGATCCGACAGAGCCGAGCGAGAAGTTCGCAGCGGCTTTCATCCGCTTCAGCTTGGCCTCAGTCTGGTCGATCTCCCGCTGGAGTTCGTCGAGCTTCCCGGCATACTCGCCGGTTCCTTTGCTCGCATCCTTGTAGGCCGCGCGGAGCTTTTTGAGCGTGGCTTCTTGGTCTTTGATCTTGGTCTTGACCGAGCCGAAGACGCGCCCGACCGACGACGACATGATCGCGCCGATCTTGAGGTTCGCTGAGTAGTTCTTGTTGGCCATTATTTTCGAGACGGGATTTTAGTGACCCACTCCACGAAGTCTTCAATGGCCAGGTCAGTAATTTCTGCGAGGCTCCAGCCGGTGTGATTTGCCAGCACGAGGACGCCGCGCATTGCCTCGTCCTGGTCTAACCAAAAAAATCCTGCAGGTGCTCTTGAAGCTTTTTGTAGTCGGCGAGATCGAAGTCTTCGACGACGGAGGCCGGAAGCCCTGCGAGTTTCGCGATGAGGGCGACTTCCTGCGAAGCGTCGTCTTTCGCGGTTTTGCGGGCGGACGTAACGTCTGAAACCTTCGGGCGACGGAGCGTCACTTCGGAGAGCTTGCCGCCCTCGAAATCGACCGGATAAGTGAGTTGGATAGTGTCCATGATCTTTTAGATGCCGATTGCTTTGCGCTGCTCGGCGAGGCGATCCACGCCGTTGATGATGCGCTTCATGTTGAGCACGTCGATGTCGTGGATGGTCTCGCCGTCGATGATGTAGGTGTAACCCACGAGCGGCACGCGGTAGCTGCGAGCGGCCTTCGCGCCGGGAGTGACGGCCTCGGATTCGATGCCGTGGATTTTCCCGCGAAGCTTGACCACGCACGCACGCACGGTGCCGTCGAGGTCTTCGAGCGCACCACGGAAGGTCAGATTGATGTAACCGGTGCCGAACAGCTTCTCGATGTCGCTTTCCCACTTGGTGATGCGGAAGCTGGCTTCCAGCTTGTCCATGCCCATGTCGAGGTCGACCGGGATGTCGAGACCACCGGCGCGGTATTCCTCGCCAGCGATGTTGAGAGAGGGAAGCTGAACCTCTTCGACGTTGCCCGCGTATCCGCGACCGTCGACGTAGAGGTTGAAGTTTTTGAGAATCTGAGCGGCAGCTTTCATGGGGTGCTATGATTATGGATTGTGAGGATTAACCGACGAGTTCCGACAGATAGTCGTTGGTGAGGATCATGCGGAATGTGACGGTCTGAGCAGGATACGGAGGCGTGAACTCGAAGTTGAAGTAGACCTTGCCGAGCGCGATCTGGTCGGGGCTGTTCAGGTCTGGATCAGGCCAGCACCGACCACCGATGACCGCGCCGAGATTGGTCAGCGTGGAGAGGTAGGCATTCACGCCGTCGGCTACGTCTTCGAGATACGTGCGGGTGATGTTCCGGTCGACCGCCCAGAGGTGGTTGAACAAGATCGAATCGTTGATGATGTCGGCGGTGCGGCGAACCGAGAGGAACTGATACTTCGGATCGATGCTGCCGGTGAGGTTGCCCCAGATGCGGAAGCCGCCCTGGCGGATGAAGGTCGTGACCTTGCCTTCGTTGAGCACGTTCGCAAGGCTGGTCGGATCGCCGAGCTGGAAGTCAACGGGATTGTCGAGCGACTCGATACCGAAGACCTCCACGTTGGAGGGAGACCACCAGAAGCCACGGTCGTTATCGCTCTTCGCGATCTGTCCAGCGATGAAGGGAGCCGGGTCTTGCCCGTTGTTGATGTTCGGCCAGATCGCGTAGGTGCGGTCGTTGCCGTTCGAAGTCACCCATTGGGTTGCGGCGGTAGCGGAGGCTGCGACGGTGCCGATTCCGACGACGGCCGTAGCGCGTAGGCTGCTGACTACGGCCTTCACGTCGTCGATGATTGTCGCGTCAGCGGCACCTTCGACGATCACGATGCGCGGCACGTAGCCGACGGATGCCTGAGCACGCTTGAGTGCATAGACTCCGGTGAGTTGCGTTGCGTCTCCCGCAACGGTGGCGGTGCGGACGACCACGCAGACTGCACCGGCCTGCTTGTAGATCGCCTCCATCGCCTTCGCGAGGTAGGAGTCTGCGCCGAGTGTCGCGTCAATGCCGGTCGGGCTGGTGACGAGGACTGGGGTGTCGAGAGGGAACGCCTCGTTGACACCTCCCACAAGCGCCGTGGAAGCGTGAACCGAAAACAAGCTTGCTCCGGAGGAACTCGGCGCGAGAGAGGTTAAGACCTTGTTGGCAACTGATAAGTTGCCGTTGAGGGCTGCGAGAACCTGCGAGGCCGTCGAGGTGGCGACTGCGCTGCTGTCGGTCGCGAGCGAGATCGTGATGACATTGCCGGACCTCGCCACGGTGAGTGGCGCGTTGACGCTGGCTGGCTTGGTCGTCACGATTCTGAGGTCGTTACCGGCTGCACCTTCGCTGGCCGCAGTGAAGCGCAGCGCACCGTTGCCGGTGCCGATGTTTACTGCCGCTTTGATGCCGTTAGAGTCGCCAGTGCCGACAATGCCAATGACAGAGCTGCGGACGGTGCGGATCGGGCGTGCGCCGCTTTCGACTTCGAGGACTTG